ATTGGGACCTTTACCAAACTCCTTCCCGATGCGCTCCAACTCCTTGAGCGCCTTTTCCGGAGTGCGTATTATCCTGGTCTTGGATTTCATAGTTGGTTAGCTACCAGTACACCGGCAAAGCAGGTATTCCGAATCATCATAAACCGTTGGCCGTAAACTGTACCCATATAAAAGTCATCCCCTTCAGAGCGGTTTTTAGTGGCTACAGCCCTCGTGACCGATACCCCACCAGCGCTCTTGGAACTTACCGGGCCGACCTTGACGGAACTGTCACCGGCTTCTGAAAGCCTCAGCAGTAATCAGCAGGTGAGCTACGAGGTAGGACTGAGCGTAGTTATACTTTCCATTCCAGCGTTTCTCGTCCGTACCTATGTAAATCAAAGACGAGTCATCAATAAATATCCTGGATACGAGCATCAGGGTATTCGGTATTATCAGAGAACTCAAGGGAACCTAGTTCTTAGTGTTGCTATGTCTATAGCCATTATAATCCCCTAGTTGCTTGATATATGATGATAGCTGCTAGTATACCCGTCACCCATTTAAGAACCTCTTTAGTTATATCTCTCCTGCCCCCTGTTAACCCCTCCCATCTCCTTTAATGTATTGACCTCAGTTTTAATACCATCAATACTTTCTTTATTACTTTTAAGAGTTGATATAATAAAGTCTGGATTGTTTTCCGCTTGCCAAAGTTCAACTTTACTAATACGGGCATCGCCGTCATCTAATCTTGTACCAAAGCGAGATATAACTTGTTCATGATTCCAGACCCTTTCATCTAACCTGATAACGTCTTCTAGCTTCTTTTCAATACTCTCTAACCTTTGGTTAATTGTTTCTAAGGAGCTCCATAGTTTAGGGTCTAAGTTACTATCTGCCACTAGGAATACCTGTTTGACGGTTAGAGTAGGTTTAATTCTATTCCTTATAACCCTGATTAAGATTATAAGGAATAACCCCTGTTACCAAGGGTTAATCCAGGAGCTTACTTCTTGGCTTTAGGCATTGCCTGAGACTTTGACTTTGACTTAGAAACTTCGCTTTCAAGTTCCTGGTCGTCCTGAGTCTTACCAAAACCCAACTTACCTTCTTCTTTCAATTGAGCCACATAAGTATCAACGTCTTTACCGTCTTTACCTACAAACTCTTCCCAATGCTTGTCGTCTACCACGTTAAAACCTGGAACGACTCGCACTGTAACCCGGTTACCCTTTTTACCAATGGTTTTCAGGTTATACTGTCGCTGAGTGTTATTGATTACACCGCCCATGATATCAAATCCCTGTAGCGATTGCGAGTGACAGCGGGTAATAGATATTAAGACCCGCCAAACGGTTACGACCCGGCACAACAAACTCAAGGTTCTTTTGTTGTACGGGCATCATTTCCAACTCTACAGGGATTTCCAATTGCAGCTTATCCGGGTTACGGTCATAAGCTACCATTGCATCCGTTGATAGGTTGGGATTAAGCTCTGATGAGCATTCGTTAACAGGGATAATATCATCCACACTGTTCAGGTACGGGCTGTTCTGTACCAGGAACATCAGGATAGTAGTATCGCTGTTACTTGCACGAGGAGTAGAGCTGATATAAGACCACTGAGCAGGAGGTAGCATCAGCGTATTGCCGCGCTCAACCATTTTGGTAGTCTCAAAGATATCAGCGAACAAGTCGTTAACATCAAACAAAATTTCGTCCGGTGTTTTGCTTGCCCAATCCTTAGTTCCGCCAACACCGTCAACAACGGCACCAGTTGGGATATTAGGGTGATCAAACAAACCCGGCAAACCACTAGGGGCATCACCAAAGAATGCAACGTCGTTAACCTTCTGCTCTACAGATCGCATGGCAGCGTTAGCACGGCGCTGATCCAGGGCTGCACCAGTTAGCTGCGAAGCTTGGATCTCGTCCAAGTTATAGCCGTAAGAGATACCTACGGAACGCACTGGGATGGTGGTTTCCTTACCGGCAACGTCTGCACGAGGCAAGTCGTCAGCATAGGCTTGGATAATCTTAGCCGCGCCTACTTGGTCATACGTGCGGTAAGTGATTGAAGTAACACCGGGTCCGCCTTCGTTGGAAACAGGGAAAAGGCTACGCGCCTGAAGTTCAGCGTACTGAACATCATAGCTACGTGCTTTAATGTGCTCCAACTGGCGCTGGAAGAAGAACGCGCCGTCAGCATCCAGGATACCGTTGTTAATAGCTTGACTAATAGCACCGTCAAGTGTGGTTTTGGTCGGCCCTTGTACAACGGCATAATGTGCGCCGTCAAACTGTACAATGGAGCCGTCACGGAGTTTCAATTGCTTCATTTGATTGCTCCTTATGAGCCAGCGGTTACGGCGGAAGTTGAAAGACGTACTACAGCCAGCTCACCAGCTACGGCGGTAGTTTCCCAAGAGGCACCATCAAGGCTAGTACTACCAGCACCAGCAGCGCCGGAGTCCAGAACACCTGTGCCGTCGGCATAATTAACAGCGTCACCGGGTACACATCCAGTAGGGCATACTGCCCAAATATAACCGCTACGCATTACACCGGCTGTTTCTTTGGCATTCCATTGGATAGCACCAGCAGTTCCGCCTTCTTTTTCAAGTGAGCGAATGGTAATACCCAGGAAGTCGGCGGAAGCAGCGGGAACAATTTGCTTGTCGGCATCTGTTCCGCGAGTTACTGCAACACCAAACGCAATACCACCGGCTGTTTCTACCGCACGAGATACGATGTCATGAGGCGCTTGAGCGTAAATAAGACCGGCGTAAGCCTTGTCTTGACGGATATCATAAGAAGTTTGTGCGCTCATTATTTAGCACCTCCTTTCCAAAGGTTACGGTTCCGCTCGAGCATTTTATCACGGGCGATAATATGAACCGGGCGAGTGTCTTCAACTTTACTGTCTTTGGTTGTAACTTCCTGACGGAAAGCACTGTCCAAATCGTTAACACCTTGTACGGATTCAACCAGCATATCAAAACGGGCTTGGATGTAATCTGTAGAAACAGAGTCCATCTGCACGTTTGCACACTTAGCCGCGACCGCCTCTTTCATCAAACTGGCGTTGTCCTTACCTTCCCATTCAACTTCGGGTAGGATCTTACGGACTTTGTCAACCAGTTCAGTACGCGCTGCAACCAGCTTGTCCAGGGCGTCAGCCGTTGGAACCTTGCTTGTTGCGTCGTCAAGTTTAGCCTTCAAAGAATCTTCGGTTTTCTCAGCCGCTTTTTTGGCTGCTTCCGCTTCATCTTCTTTAGCTTTCTTCTCTTTCTCAATTTCTTCGGCTGACATTTCAGCATCCGACAAGCGAGTATGCAGTTTACCAACCGCTTGAGCCGCCTGATCGGATACTTCGTAGTCAACCCCATCAATGGTAATTTTAGCCATTTTGGGTATGTCTCCTAGGTTAGGAAGTTGGTCGGCTACTCTGCAATCTCTTCCAGCGCGACCACGCTCTACAATAGCAATGTGATTGCCTTTTATATTCCTCTGAACGGCATCATACTGCTCGCCGTCTGGAGAAACACCGGGAGTCCAGTCTATATCCGCTGTATAGCCGTTGGACAATTCTGCTTTGCCGCTTTCAATACCTTGTATTGATTTAGCGTCAATAATAAATAGGTCTGATTTGGCAAAACAACCATCACGCGTAACAGTCGGGCCAGCATGACCAACTGAATACTCTTTTGCGTTACTGGCGTTGACAAGTACAGGAGGATGGTTGTTTGTTACGGGCTTGTTGCTAAACGAACTAAGGGACATGTCTGAAAACACTTCTTCCTCAGGCCGATATACCCTTACAATATCATCAGGCTTGCGGTCTTCAACACCCATCTCACCGGCTAGATACTCCTGTATACCAATGCGAGATATTCTTGCCGGTACAACAAGAAAGCCCTCATCAGTGTACTTACGTTCTGAGTTTATATCCAGTCTGTCTTTGAGAAACATCTCTTACCGCCTTCTGGGTTAGATTGTATGGTAATTCATATTCCAATAAATAAACCAACTAAGCGATTCTATTTTTAAACCTGTATTAAGATTCTACTCTACCCCCTCTTGCGTCAAACGAGACATCGCATACAATAGTAGGGGATCCCGTTGTCTTGAATCTATATAAACCAGATCCCGCTGACTCTAGTATATCAAAAGCGTTATCAGAATAAGTTTTAACCGTTAGGTAAGTGTCTCCTAATTTCTTTTGTAACTCAACAGAAGCACCTGACCATTCTCCTCCTATTGTTACTTGCATCAACCCTCCTAATGTAAGAATATTAAAAGAGGATATACCTTCGTCATTGATATCTGTTATTAAACTCATTAATAAACTCCTTGGTCTGTTTGAGGTATGCTTATCAACCCCAACGCCGCTATGTGATCCTGCGCTGACTCCAACCGGCCGCCTAAGATCACCGCGATAACATCAGGGCTTGCTGTGCCGCCGTTGATCTGTAGCAGTGCCTGTGATCGTGTGGCGGCTGCCAAGTCCATGTCGGGCGCGTGGTCAGGGGCTTGTAATGGCTGGCCTGCTATCTGTGCGAATATTGGCTTGGCGACGGTTGAACACACGGCGTACAAGTTGCCTTCAGCGTCCTGCCACGCTGCCGTGTTGAACGTTTGGTCGTCTGCGGCTGATTCACCCAAAGCCAGAGCCAGTTGATTGGCTTCTGCAATTAAGGGTTCAGGCACAGCTATGGTTGCACGTTGTTGGTACTTAGTCATCATATCAGTAGCCTCCGGTTACTGAAACTGTCCAGCCGCGTGAGCGTAGGGTGTCGATAGCTGCCTCGCCTGTTGATGACGGGGCAGAGCCGCCTGATTGGTCAAATACTCTTGTGCCTGAATCAATACCTGAAGTTACTAGTGATACTAGAATATTATCTATTGATTCTTGTGGCAGGTTAGTATTAGTGAAAGCGAGTGTAAAATCACCACCTTTAATATTATCAAAAGCATTAGCTGGAAAACTAGTTAATGAAGTACAATTACGCCATGCAGCATTAAAATTAGTACCACTAGATGTATCAATTAATGGAAAACTAGTTAATGAATTACAATTATACCATGCTAACCGAAAACTAAGTACCACTAGATGTATCAATTAATGGAAACTAGTTAATGAAGT